GGATTAGGAGGTGTGCAAACTCCTCGTATTCACTCAAAACTGACTGATTTACCTTCAAAAGGTCAAGACATGATCGATCTTGCTACCGATCTTGGGATCAATCTTATGGAATGGCAACGCTTCGTGTGTATTCATGGTCATAAGGTGCGTGAGGATGGTCGATGGGCTCATTCTGAACTTGGACTTATCATGGCACGCCAGCAAGGCAAGAGCACTTTGATGATGCTCCGGATCTTGACCGGCATGTTTGTCTGGGGCGAGGGCTTACAGCTTGCCTCAGCTCACAGACTTACAACCTCACTTGAAACCTTCAGACAGATTGTTGCATTAATTGAAACGCATCCAAAGTTGGAAAAGGAAGTAAAGAAAATCCGATGGCAACATGGTGCAGAGGAAATTGAATTGTTTGGCAATAGACGATTTGTTGTAAAGGCTGCAAACAATGCGGCGAGAGGGTTGAGTAAGCCAGAAACGATACATCTTGATGAGTTGCGTGAATACAAAGATGAGGATGCTTGGTCATCAATGCGATATTCCATGATGGCTGCTAAGAATCCGCAAGTATGGGTTTATTCATCAGCAGGAGATCAACATTCCGTAATTCTTAACAAATTGCGTGAGAGGGCGTTGGTATCAGCTACAACCAACGATCCGATTGGTTGGTTTGAGTGGAGTGCAGAACCTGATGCTCCGATCTTGCTTCCGTCAGGCGAGATTAATTGGAGTGCATTTGCTCAAGCCAATCCATCATTGGGAATAACAATTCATCCGGATAACTTGAAAGCAGTTATTAATGATCCTCCAGATATTGTGCGAACCGAAGTTTTGGCTCAATGGGTAGATACAATTAACTCAGCAATTGATGCACAAAAATGGGGATTGTGTCAGACCGACCCAATACCTTTAGATCCTGAAAAAGAAACTTGGTTTGGATTGGATTTAAGTCCGGATCGAAAGTTTGGCGCATTAGTCGCAACTCAGAAGTTATCAGGAGAAAGATTTAATTTAGTTTTACTGCATACTTGGTCAAATGATTATTCAATCAATGATTTAGCGGTTGCAAACGATATTGCACCATATGTAAGAAAATACAATGTTCAGACTGTCGCTTATTCCAAAAGGACTGCACAAGCTGTTGCAAGTCGGCTAGTTCCCGCTGGAATTCCCATTACAGATATGGATGGGGCGATATATGCTGAAAGTTGTGATCGGTGGTTGGGCGCAATCAATTCCCATCGATTACAGCATGGAGGTCAAGACGAACTGACCCAACAAACACTTTCCGCTGCGAAACTGCCCTATGGGGATGGGTCATGGATCATCGGAAGGCGTGCAAGTCGAGTGGCAGTTTGTGCAGCTGTCGCTTCGGCTTTAGCAACCTATTTTGCGACACAACAAGAAACGGAAATTGATATTCAAGTCGGATAAATTGCATTTATGGTATATTATGTGCTAATGGGATTATTCGACCGATTTATCACAAATACCGCAATTACACCAACAATAGATGTTGCAGCAGCCAACACTCCTTACAATTTGCAGTCAGCTGTTGGCGGATTATTTTATGGCGCACAAACCGCAACTCGTGAACAAGCAATGTCTGTGCCATCTGTTGCAAGAGCAAGAAACATTATCTGCTCAACAATTGGATCTCTACCTTTAGAAACTTATAATCATTTTACAAAAGAACATATTGATCCACCAAGAGTAATTATGCAACCAGATCCAAGAATTGCCGGATCTGCAATTTATGCATGGTTGTGTGAGGATTTATTATTCCACGGAATCGGATATGGAATTGTCCTTGACAGCTATGCCGCTTCCGACAATAGTCGAGTTCGTGCGTGGACAAGAGTTGCACCTGATCGAGTCACTTATAACTTAAATGCAAATCAAACCGAAATTATTTCATACATGGTTGATGGAATGCATGTTCCAGCATCAGGTATCGGATCTTTAATCGTATTCAGCGGTTTAGATGAAGGCGTGCTTAATCGTGCCGGTCGCACAATAAGAGCTGCTCAAGAATTAGAAAAGGCTGCAGAGTTATACGCTAAAGAGCCAGTTCCTACAATGGTGTTAAAATCAAATGGCACAAACCTTACTCCAGAGCGAATTACAAAACTTTTGGAATCATGGAAGGTTGCTAGAAACACAAGAGCAACTGCATTCTTAAATGCTGATGTTGAATTGAACGCTCTTGGCTTTGATCCACAAAAATTGCAATTAAACGAAGCACGCCAATATTTAGCAACTGAAATTGCAAGAGCAGTTGGCATTCCGGCATCATTCTTGTCTGCTGAAACTACTAGCATGACATACAGCACGACAGTCATGGAAAGAAAAGCCCTTATTGACTTCAGTTTGAGAAATATCATAACCCCAATTGAGCAAAGATTATCTGCTGCTGATTTTGTTCCAAATGGTGTTGAGGTTCGATTTGACATTGATGATTTCTTGAGAGGTTCGGCATTAGAGCGTGCTCAAGTTTATGAAATCCTAAACCGCATTGGCGCAATGAGCGTTGAGCAAATCCAAGAAGAGGAGGATTTAATCCGATGAAGATTAATTTCCCAATTACCATAACCGCTGCTGACACAAATAAGCGAACCATTTCTGGAACGATTGTCAGTTGGAATGAGGCTGGAAATACTTCAGCCGGCAAAACAATTTTCAGCAAGGACAGCATTGATTTTTCTAAGCCCGTCAAACTTCTACTTGAGCATGACAAAACTAGACCTTTAGGCAAACTGATTGATATAACTGCAAATGATTCTGGCTTAGAAGGCACATTCAAACTTGCAAAGACTTTTGCAGCTGATGATGCTCTTGAGGAAGCAGCCACAGGATTAAGAGATGGATTTTCTGTTGGCGTGATGGTTGATGCATGGGATAACAAAGATGGCGCAATGGTTATTTCAAAAAGTTCATTACAAGAAGTCAGTTTGGTGTCTGATCCGGCTATTGCCTCAGCGAAAGTTGAATCCGTAGTTGCAACAAATACACCAGAGAATTCCGAAGCAACCGCTGAGGATCAAACAACACAGGAGGACAAAGTGTCTGATATTACTTCAGATGCTCCTATCGCAACCGAAGCGGTAGAAGCTGCAAAGTCTGAGCCTGTGGTCGTAGTGGCAGCTCAGTCTGTTGCCTATACAAAGCCACGCTCACCAATCAATTCAAAAGCAACCTATTTGGAGCACTCAGTTCGTGCTGCACTAGGTTCAGAGGAAAGCCGTCAATATGTAATGGCTGCTGACACAACCGGCACAGTTGCTGGCTTAATTCCAACACCACAATCAACAGAGATCATCAATGGTCTATCAAATGCTGATCGTGGATTAATCGATGCTTTATCTCGTGGCACACTTCCTGCTGCTGGTATGACATTCGAAATTCCTAAAATTACAGCTGTGCCAACAACTACCCTAGAGGCAGAGGCAGCAGCAATTGACACAACCGATATGACTTCATCATTCGTTTCTGTTGATGTTAAGAAATTTGCTGGCGGACAAACATTCTCAGTTGAACTTCTAGATCGTTCATCTCCAGCATTCTTTGATGAATTAGTTCGTCAAATGGAATTTGCTTATGCAAAGACCACAGATTCATATGTTGCAGGAGTTTTAGGATCATCTTGCTCACTTTTGACAGCAACAGCAGATAACACAGCTGCTGGACTTCTAGCATATGTATCAGGTGCTGCTGCATCTGTTTATTCTGGCTCACTTGGATTTGCTCGCAACTTAATTGTTAATAGCACTCAATGGGGCAACATCATGGGCTACAACGACAGCGGTCGCCCAATCTACAACGCATCACAACCACAAAACGCAGGTGGAAATGTAGTTCCTACATCACTTCGTGGAAATGTTGCTGGCTTGGATCTTTATGTTTCTCGCTCACTTGATGGCTACACAACTGGAGATCAGTCAATGATCGTTGTAAATCCAGACGCTTTCACATGGTATGAAAGCCCACGCCTAACGCTTCGTTCCGATATCACAGCGACCGGACAGGTTTCTGTGGCTTATTATGGTTATGGCGCACTAGCAGTAAAACTTGCTGGTGGAGGAGTTTGGTTCAACAAGAACTAAATTAGTTTAACTGAGTGCCTAGGGTTGCTCCCGATCCTAGGCATCCATTAAGGGAGTAAGGAGATGACATGCCAACCATAATTACAGCCTCGCAGCTGAGAAGCGTGCTTGGCGTGTCGTCTGCTTTATATGATGATACATATTTGAACCAAATTATTGATACAGCAGAAACAGTTATTCTGCCAATGCTAGTTACATTCAAAAGCCCAATTGAAAAAGTGTCGCTGACTGATAATGTCGCCACTTTCACTACACTAGGAATTCATGAATTCACCGAAGGACAAACAGTCATCATCACAGGATGCGGAAGCCCTTACAACGGAACAAGAGTTGTGCTGGCAGATAATCTTGGACAATATACCTTTTCGCAATCGATCACTAATGCCGACATACTCGAGGCTAATGTCATCCCATCCGGAGTTGCTGCCCTTTCTGGCGGATCAACTTATGTTGGAAATGCAGCTGTTCAATCAGCCGTCTATACAGTTTCAGTCGAAGTTTTCCAAGCAAGACTTGCCGGTGGAGGACAAATCGAAGGAGTAGATTTTACTGCAACGCCATTTAGAATGGGTCGATCACTTTTCAATAAATGCGTCGGTCTGTTGGGCTCATATATGGACACCGAAAGTATGTGTCAATAAATGCCTAACGAAACAATACTGCAACAGATTCGCACACCTTTAGCAACCGCTTTATCTAGCGTTGCAGGAAATGTTTATTCATTTGTGCCTGAAACAGTAATTCCACCAGCTGTGGTAGTTGTACCTGATTCACCTTACTTAGAATTTGAAACAATTAGCAAAAGCAATATCAGAGCCAAGATCAATTTCACTATTTCAGTTGCGGTTGCATATAACAGCAATCCAGCATCGCTCGACAATATCGAGCAATTAATCATAAGTGTTCTGGCAGTCATTCCAGTTGGATACATTGTCAGCTCGGTTGAAAGACCGACAGTAACTCAAGTTGGTGCATCAACGCTGCTAATCGCAGATGTTCGAGTATCTACCTACTACACGCAAACAATATAAGGAGAAATCATGGCAACAGTCGTAATTACCGGTCGTGATGTTGGTTTATCTTTCACAGGTGGAACAGATATTCAAGCACAAGCGACAAATGCAGTTCTAACCAAGGTCAATGAGCGTCAGGTTTATCAAACCATGGAAGGCGAGGCTTACAAGACCACAAACATTTCAGGAACATTCCAATTGGACATGTTGGCTGATTGGGGCAAGGCAAACTCAGTTTGCGAGGCTCTATGGACAGCTGCTGAAAGTGCACCAGATACAGACATCAGCATGACACTTACAGCTGCATCAGGAGCACAATTTGTGTTTCCGGTAAAGCCAGAGTTTCCAACTGCCGGTGGTTCAGGTGTTGATGCTCAGACAGTATCATTCACATTCACAGTATCTAAGGGCGCAGTAACCGAAACCTTTAGTTAAAGAATAAAACGGGAGCAAACAAATGAAGTTACCAATTACAATTGAATACAACTCAGGTGAGCAAGCAACTTATATTGCCCAACCACCTGAGTGGGCTAAATGGGAAAAGCAGACAGGAAACACTATTGGTCAGGCATCCGAGAAGTTGGGTATTTGGGATCTTATGTTTCTTGCTTATCATGCACATAAGCGTGAACTTGCAGGAGATAAGCCCATCAAACCAATGGATATTTGGATGGAAACAGTAGCCGATGTAATAGTCGGTGATGCAAACCCAAAAGCCACAAAGCAGGAAGCCTAAACAGATTATTGGTTGAGTTGGCAATAGCCACCAAAATTCCAATGAGTGAATGGGTTGATGCGGACGACATATTAACAGCGATCGAAGTATTGGAGGCGAGAAGTGGCAAATGAAACTATCGCATACAATAAAAACGATTTGCGTGATATTTACAAAGCATTCAAACTTATGGATGACCAAGCAACAGAGGAAGCAAGAAGTCAATCTGCTGCTTTGGCGTATTTTGCATCAGAGGAAATTAAGCAGACAGCTAGAACTCGAACAAAGGCTGGCAAGGTTGCAGAGAGAGTCGCAGAGGGCGTTAGCATCTCTAAATCGAGCAAGATCGGTGAGTTCCGCTACGGTTTCGCAAGACAAAAGTTTTCAGGTGGTGCTACTACGCAAACCTTATGGGGTGGCGTTGAGTTTGGTTCAAATAAATTTAAACAGTTTCCTAGTTATTCGGGACGGCAAGGTCGTGGATCTCGAGGATGGTTCATTTATCCAACCCTTCGCAGAATTCAGCCTGAATTAATTAACAAGTGGGAAGCAAGTTTTAATCGCATCATTAAGGAATGGGTCTAATGGCTACTGGCAATCGCACACTTAAGTTATCAATTCTTGCCGATGTCGATGACTTAAAAAAGAAACTAGGCGATGCCGATAAAGCCGTTGAAGAAAATTCAAACAAGATTTCTGAATTTGGCAAAAAAGCAGCAGCAGCATTTGCAGTAGTTGGAGCAGCTGTCGGAGCGTATGCAATCTCAGCAATAAAGGCAGCAGCTGAGGATCAAGCATCACAAGTAAGGCTTGCCAATGCTTTAAGAAACACAGTTGCAGCAACCGATGAAGCTATTGAAGCAACAGAGCGATGGATCTCAAGACAATCTAAGGCTACTGGCGTTACAGATGATCAATTAAGACCGGCATTAGAGCGATTAACTCGAAGCACTAAAAACATTGAGGAAGCACAGAATTTAACTAATTTAGCCTTAGATATTGCAGCTGCAAAAAATTTAGATTTGACAACTGTGGCAAATGCATTAGCCAAAGCCAACGATGGACAAACTACTGCCCTTAAGAAATTGGGTATTACTCTTGGCGATAATGCAAATAATTTGACTGAATATAACAAATTGCAAAAAGCATTGGAAAAAGCACAACTTGAAGCAAATTTTGCTTTAGAGGAATATGGCGTCAAGTCTAAAGAATATATTAGAGCGTCTGAAAAAGTAGCCGAAATCACTCAAAAGGCTAATGATGTTGCAATGGAAGGCATTGATGTATTTGGCGAATTAGGTACTCAATTTTCTGGTGCAGCATCCGAAGCAGCAGATACATTTGAAGGCAAAATGAGGCGATTAAAAATTGGAATGGATGAAGCCAAAGAAAGTCTTGGAACTGCTTTATTGCCGACAGTTGAAAAATTTATTACATTTTTGAATGACACAGGCATCCCTACCCTTGATGGATTTATTGCTGGATTAACTGGCGACAAGGGATTAAGCGCATCGTTGCAAGAAAGTCAAAAAGGTGCTGAATCATTTGGAAAAGCAATTGGCTTTGTTGTTGATATTGTTAAAGGATTTATTGGATTTATAAGGGAAGCAATCGGTTTATTGACTGAGTTTGCTAATTATGGCGTTCGAGCAATCAATATACTGAATCCCGGAAAAGATATTGCTTACATTCCAAATATATCCCCAAATGCAGCTGCTTTAGGAATGTTGGGTGCGCCATCATTACCAACACCAACCGCTAATGTTCGTGAGGATCGACCAACTGTTGTAAATAACATTACAGTTCAATCAGTTGATTCTGAAGGTGCTGCAAGGGCTGTCACTAAAGTAATCAACCAAAGCTCATCCAGATCAGTTCCACAGCTTTACAACAGCGGCATCACTAGAGCGAGATAATGTCAGTCTTTACGCCTGAATATAAGCTGAGCATCAATGGTGTGGAATACACTAATGTTGCGATCTCTGATATTGCTCATCAAGCAGGGCGTGAGGATATTTATGCCCAACCAACGCCATCTTATATTCAGATCACAATTGTGGCTTTAAACAATGAAAACTATAATTTACAAGTCAATGATGGAATAGCCTTACAGGTAAAAGACAGCACCAATGCATTTGTGACTTTATTTGGTGGCAACATTACAGATATCACAACCGAGGTTGCATCAGCTAGTAGCATCGCAGAAACCTTTACTTATACGATCATTGCTTTAGGTTCATTGGCTAAATTGCCGAAAGTTATTTATGACGGCACATTGGCTCGAGATGATGATGGCGACCAAATTTATGAATTGCTTGCTGATCTATTCCTAAACAATTGGAATGAAGTTCCAGCAGCTGAAACATGGGCAGGATATGACCCAACAATTACTTGGGCAAATGCTGAAAATCTAGGACTTGGCGAGATCGATCGCCCCGGAGTTTATGAAATTACAAATCGAGGCGCAAACCCTGATACTGTCTATAACATTGCAAGCCTCATTGCTGACAGCGCATTTGGTGTCTTGTATGAGGACAACGAAGGTCGCATTGGATATGCCGATGCTTTACACAGACAGAATTATCTTGCCAACAATGGCTACACAGAGATTTCAGCAAACACAGCCTTTGGAGCAGGATTAAAGGTTTTGACTAGGGGTGCGGATGTTCGCAATGACATAATTCTTAACTATGGCAATAATTTTGGTTCACAGAAAAGCGCAATTGATTTAGACAGCATTGCAACCTTTGGTTATCGAGGCGAAACGATCAATACAGTTTTGCATGATGCCACCGATGCTCAAGCTGTGGCTAATCGCTTTATTTCGCTTAGATCCTATCCAAGAGCCTTGTTTGACAGCATTACATTTCCATTGACCAACTCAGCCATTGATGATGCAGACCGAGATG